CTCGACCCCATCCGGAAAACACGAAGAGTATTATCGCTGGTGCAATAACGCTTCGAAACGATACAGTCCAACCCAGCATGATATTAAAAATAACATGTTTACTGGTTACGAAATCGAAGAACAAGCTATTGGTGAGGGAAATGGGTGGACGGAAGTCTATGCTCCATCCAATGTCAATAAAGAGCTTCTTAAGATGAACCCGGATACCTTACAGACTTATCTTGAGGATATCCGCGAAGAGTTGTCTGAGATGCGATACATTCAAGAAGTTATGGCTGAATTTGGTGAAGAGGAAATGGGTGTTTATCAAAAAAGATATATCAACGAAGCCATTGCCGAAGGAAATCGAATTAGTCATCAGTATATTACGAAATGGCCAAAAGAAAAACGAACCGCTTATCTTAAAAAGACACAGGGCCAAAACATTCGTATTTTAGGGGTTGACTGGGATAAATATTCAGCAGCCACTAATATGGTCTGCATGGAATTCGATAGATTCCATCAGGATTCAGAAGGCCGGGTTGTTCCTTTATTTAAAATGATGTTTAGGATTGAGATTGCCCGTTCTGAATTTACTTATGTCAATGCTATGAATAAAATAATTGAACTTAACGACGAATATCAATTCGACTGGATTGCGGTTGACCGTGGTTATGGAGAAGTCCAACTTGAAATGCTTCATAAGTATGGAGAGTCTCATCCTGAGACTGGTTTGGCTGAAAAAGTAATGGGTTATCAGTTTTCTCAAAAGATTGACGTCACCGACCCGTATACCCGAAAGAAAGACTCTAAACATATCAAACCTTTTATGGTAAACAACTCCGTTAACCTATTTGAAAAAGGCAAAGTTGTATTAGACCCAAAAGACAGAGGTATGATAGAACAGCTCGAAGAATACCGAGTAAAATCTATTAGCTCTGCTGGATTACCGGTCTTTACCGATGAAAATGAACATGCCATCGACTCTATGAACTTGGCGTTACTTATTTTTGAACAGAAATACGGGCAGCTCTTAAAGAAAGTCTTTTCGATTAAGACTATCTTTATAGGAACGCTTGATAAACGAGATGTTGATGTAAAGAGTCGTATTATCGTGGGCGATTCAGATGAAATGCCACTAGGAAAGATAGCGCCAAGTAGTCAATATGGGGTAGTTGGTGTAATTAATATCCAGAAAAAAATCGTTAATAAGCGCTCAGTAATGAGTCAAAGGAGGAAATTCTAATGACTGATATAAAAAGAGATGATGGAGCGATTATTGGTTACAAACCAAAACTGGAATACGTAAAAGAAAAAACTTCAACAGCAAAAAGCGAACAAACAACATTAACAAATTATGATGGAACAAATTATTCTAAGACGGTTAGTAACCTTGCGGATAATCTGCCAAGTGTTGCTTTGGAAAATCTGGAATTTGTAACTGACAACATGAAACTTTTGATTGACCAATTAGCAAAGGTCTTTAATGAGGGTGATTGGAATGAATATAATAATATCGCTTCATTGATAAGTGCTATTGATGGCAATAATAACAATTATATTGATGATTTTATTGATTACCATGCGACTCATATCGAAGGGAGTATTATTCCGGAACTTATCGGCACGATTAACTCAACACAAAGAAGACTCTTGCTATTAAGCAGTACCTTAAAAAAATTATATTATAACAATGATAAATTAACGACCGACGAAGCAAGAGAGATTGACAATGGTTATTTAAAACAAATACAAAAATACGAAACCGGTAACGAGATAAATAAGATTAATTATTTATCTATCTCACAGGACTCAATTCTAAACCGGTCCGTTTCGCTTTACGCGTTTGATATTAATGAAAAAGCCATTAACTTATCAGAAGTTATAGTTAAGACAGATAATGCAACAGCTAAACAAGAACAATCAGACTTAATTAAAAAACTTTATCAAGAAGCGAATCAAGAACTTGATTATCGCAAATCTCTTTGTAATGAAGAAGAGTCTTTTGATATCATGGTAAAGTCTTTATATAACTATTACGATAAGAGGAAGTATGCCAATGAAATGTATACCGTCTTAGATTCATCAAAGACCTCGGTATTTATTGCCAAAAAAACAAAAAGCTATAAAGATAAACTTAGCGAAGCAATTACGAATGTTAATAAAACATTCGCTGGAAATGCATACCACGTATCCGAATTAACCTCGTTAGAGCAGGAAAAAGCCCTTCTAATGAATATTTACTCAACGTTTAACTACAATTCGGAGAACAAGTAACGTATATTATATTTTAAGGCGGGACGGTGAAACGAAAATGAATAAAGCAAAACTATTCTTAGCCAGAACATTCTTTAAAGAATTGCTGCCTGTTTCCATTACCGGGAATGATGCGTCAGGAAGTTCTGGCGGCGGTACTGGTAGAGAACTTGCATCTGAATTTATAAAAAGAGTGACTTATAAAGAAAGTAACAGTACCGATTTTGAAGACCCGGAATTTGGATTCCTTGATATACAAAACGGTTACAATACTGATTCATATATTCGGCAAGGGGTTGACAAATATGTTGACCAGATATTCAAAGAAGGTTACAACTTTTATGGGACAGACCCAACCACAGTTGATTATTTAAAATTAAGACTTGCTTATATTGCTGAAGCAAGCGCCACTCCAACAAACCAGCTATTAATGGACATCGCAGAAGACCTTGTTAAATACGGAAACAGTATTATCGTCAAGGCCCGAAGTAATGACCCAAATGCTTTTCCTCAAGGTACGAAAATACAAGGCCTCTATGGTAAAGACCCAGTAGCTGGATATTTTTGTGTTAATCCTGTCACTATGCGTTGCAAACGTGACGAATTTGGGAAAGTATTGGAATGGCAGCAGGAAGCAGAAGCGGGAACACAGTTATTCAAGCCAGAAGACGTTGTTCATTTTTACTATAAACGTGAAAAAGGAAAAGCGTATGGTACAGGATTTTTAATCCCGGTACTTGATGACGTAAGAGCGTTAAGACAAGCAGAAGAAAATGTATTAAAGATGATGTATCGGAATATTTATCCGTTTTATCATATAGCGGTAGGAACAGCCGATGCCACCGGAACATCAAAAGAAGTTGACACGCTCAAAGAAGCGCTTGATGGAATGGATGTCGAAGGTGGGCTGGTTACAACCGAAAGAGTTGAGATTAAACCTATTGCATCAAATCAAGTCATTAACGCAGAACCTTATCTTCAATATATGGAAGCCCGAGTGTTTTCAGGCATGGGTATCCCGGCCATTATGTTTGGACGAGGAAATTGTTACGATGAAGAAACTCAAACATTAACAGACTCCGGCTGGAAATATTGGCATCAAGTTCAAGATGGCGACCAAATTGCCACATATAATCCAATTACTATGAATATTGAGTATCACATACCTAATGATGATTTAATGAAGTATGTAAGTCATTACAAAGGAAAAATGATACACTTTAAAAGTAAACACGTTGATATTAAAGTATCTCCTCAACATGATATGTGGGTATGCACAAACGGAAGACGTTCTGGTAAAATGAAATGGAAGAAAGTAAAAGCTATTGATTTATACAATAGTAAAATAAAAAACTTTTATTTCATTGAACAAACCAATGGAATTGATGACAATATAGATGAACCAAGTTTTAATATTCCATCTATAGAATCTCGATACACAAACGGTAACAATGATATTCTTTCTTTTGAGAAAAAAGATTTCCTTGAATTTTTGGGGTATTTTATCTCAGAGGGGTGCTTGAATTCCACTAATACAAATAGTCAAAATGAACCAAATAAATTTTGTATAAGCTTAACTCAGCAAAAAGGCGAAACGCTTAACAAAATGATTCAATGTGTCAAAGTTCTCGGTTTGCAATATTCGATAAGACAAGACAAAAGAGATAGTACAAACGAAATTACTATATATCACAAGTCGTTGTGGATTTGGTTAAAAGAGAACATTGGAAATTATTCTTATGAAAAAAGAATACCAAGAGAAATAATCAATTCCTCTCGTGATAATTTACAAACGCTTCTTGATGCTTTAATTTCTGGAGATGGTACAGCTGATAAAAGAACAGGTAGAACATCAAAATCGTATTACTCAACATCAAAGTTATTAATTAATGATGTACAAGAAATTTGTATAAAGCTAGGATATAAAGCGAAAATAGGTTATGGTAAGACAAAAGTAGAAAAGCATCATCTACCAGTTCACCGGGTACTTATTAGCGATAGCTGTAGTCAGTATAGATATATGACATCAGACAATATATCGGTTGAGGATTACGATGGAATTATGTACTGCTACAATGTTCCAAATCATTTGTTTATAACAAGAAGAAATGGAAAAATAGCAATTCAGGGCAATACCGCCAATCGTTCAACAGGAGATAATATGACTTCAGAGATGGCTGATAGAATTCGAGCCATGTGTCGTATTATTGAAATGTTCTTTAATTCATTTGTGATTAAAGAGCTTTTGATGGAAGGCGGCTATGACCCAATTCTTAATGTTGAACAGGTTGTCGATTTTAAATTCGATGACAATGACGTAGACGTTATGATTAAAAAAGAAGTTCATGCTATATATAAATATGAACATAACGCCATCACTGAAGAAGAAATGCGAGACGAACTTGGTATGGACCCAATTCCAGATGGAGACCGAGAGAAAATGCAGGTTCAGATTATTACAAGAACCAATTCAGAACTGGCAGCGCAACAAGCCGTTGCAACAGCAGCCGCAAAAGGCAGTGGGACCGGCTCAGAAGAAACAAATAATAAGCAAAAGAATCAAGGCGGTAAAAGTTCTGGTGACAAAGGCAACAAGAAAGTTGCTAAGAAAAAAGACAGTGTTGACCCAGTAACAATCGGCCTAATCAGAGATAGTATCGATAACATGGAACTTTCACTGGATAATTACATTAAAAAATGTTATGATACAAAGGCACAAATCGTTAATGAAAGTATATCTAAAGTAATCATTGATTATGGAAAAGAAATACTATATATTATTTCCAAAGATTCCAGTATCGCAAAAAAAGACATTGAAGACTATATTGCAAAAACGTCTACTAAATTATTTAACGAAGTTAGCCGAGATTTAGCCGGTATGTCAACAACTGCAAACAGGGAATCCTCTATTATCGATATTATGGACGTCCGAGTAAGAATTTACAGAGACTCTTTAATTAAATATTTACAAAATTATCACATGTTGCAATTGCAACTGATAGAAAGGAGTTCTTGATATGGCAGGTGAAAACAAAATTACAGAGGTTAAAGATATAAATGGTAAAACATTTACTTTAGACCTTAGTAAAATTCATGACATTAATGGCGATATGGGAAATAGTGCATCTACTTCTATTTCTGATAGCCAAAAAAATAGAGTTCATATGGTTCATGATGTTGAGTATTATGACCCAGCCGGGAATGTAATTGATTCAATGCAATTACTTAGTGATATGGCATCAGGTAAAACCAATATTATTGCTCTTGATGTTGAAATGGAGGCGACGCATTCCGGTAAGAACCATAATTATTGTATCTACTATGAAGATAGCATGGAAGCTGACGCTGAATCATTTGTTAATCCATTTAAAAAGCCAGTATTAAAAAATCATAACGACCATAGCGGCGAACCGTTAGGCCGAATCTTACAAGCTTGGACTGGCCCTTCCGTCCTAACAGACGAGCGTATGGCTATTCATTTAAAAACCCGCATCAGTGACCAAGAAGCAATTCCAAAGTTCTTAGATGGTCGTTACGGGACAGTCAGTATTAGCGGCACAATGGGAACTGTTACGTGTAATGTATGTGGTAAAAACATCTTAAAAGATGGTAAGTTTAAATTTTGTGGCCATTGGCGAGGTGAAACCTATAAAGATGAAGTTTGCTACTGGGGTGCAAAAGACATTGAGTATCACGAGGTATCTACTGTAAACAATCCGGCAGATGATTATGCTCAAATCATGAAAGTCACCGTTGTTACAGATAATAATACAGATAATAAGAAGGAGGAAGACAACATGGACGAAGAAAATGAAAAAACAATTACAGACAATAATAAAGCAACTGATGCAAAAACCGCTATCTGTGGTATGATTGATGAATTACTTGGAAATAAGACAGCTGATAATCAAGCAAAAACAGAACCTGACACTAAAGTCGAAGACAGTAAAACTCCCGCTATTGAGAGCGCGGCAGAAAAGATTCCAAAAATTTCCGATAGTGTTAAAGAAATTGAAGCATTAAAAGTACAACTGGCTGACGCGACAACCAAACTCGAAACAGCTGAAGCAGAATTAGTTACTACTAAGGATTCCTTAGAGAGACAAACCAAAGAACTTCAGGACTCTCAAGCAGAGGCCACTGAAATGAAAGACAAATGTATCGCCTTGGCTGTTTCAAACAAAGAACTAGTCGCCGACAGTATTATTCAAACAGAACTAACGACTGGTACAATTAAAGAAGACACCAAAGATTCTCGTAAAGAGGAATTGATTGCGATGTCAATGAAAGACCTTAATGCTGTTATGGCAAAAAGTGTTGATTCTGCACCACAACGTCAACTAGCGAAAGTAGATAATCCTACTCTTTCTATTGATGACAACATAGCAAGTAACGGCAATGCCGATACTCATAAAACTACCGACTCAGTTAAAACTATTAATAATTTCGCTGACGATATTATTAAAAAGTTGGTAAAATAATAAAGGAGGAAAATAAAAATGGCTTTATTTAGAGGTTATGAAAACCAACAGGGTTCTCGTTCTAATA